GTATAGTCAACAAACCAGTCAGGATCTTGACCCCTTTTGACCAGTATTATCTTGCCGCCGTGTGCCCTGATCTGTTTTACTTCGTTGGGGAATCTTGTGTCTGCTATCACAGTATCTTGACCTTTGTATCTGCCAATGCAACTGTCCACCCATATTCCGTCGTACATTTGGCCACGCATCACTTCCGTGCCAAAGTACTGCAACACCCATCTTGGGGTGGTTGGCTTGCCAAATTTTTCACTCCAGAAAGCATCTGGCTGTTCTCTCCATTGCCTGCTGGCGTCAGTATCACCCTCTAATAAATTTCTATCCCAATTGAACATGGATGCCACGGCATCTTTTAGACTTTTTGCGAAACTGTCTTTTTGATATCCGTGTCGTTCTACCAGCCTGTCAGACACAGTGCCTTTGCCAGAACCTATCAAACCTACTACACCTATCAGCATAGTATTATTATACTATTTTTTTAGACGTTTTTCAATCTCTTTGATTGCTTTTCTCACAGACCTCAATATTGATGCTCTCAGGGTCTTCTTGCGTTCTTTCAACGCCTTTATACTCATGATTTCCAACTCCTCTACCAACTTTTCCAGTTCGTCCAGCGATAGGTCAGAGTAATTTTTGTAATTGGATTTTTTCATTGCAGGGTATTTAAATGGAAATCTTGGTCAATTAACCAATAACAAAACTGTGTGGTGTTCCACCTTCTTGGAAGTTTCCTATGTCTGCTTCCAATCTTTCTATCTCTGCCTGGCCCTCTTGCTTCAGTGCATCACCGTTCAGAGTCGTACCACCCTGTGGTCCTGCGATGGTGTTGAATTTGCCTCTGGCCTCACCTAGCATGATCTTAGAAACTGCGAGAGTGTAGTCTCTGATCCATGGTTTTGAATAGATGTCCTTGAACAGTGTGATGTCTGGCCTGTAGTTATCTGTGTGCATCAGTACGGTCTCGTCATCTGCCCTAGGTCTTTGTGTGATAGTCAATTTTTTAGTTGCCACGTCAAAATGGAACTGTATGAAACTTCCAAACATCTTACCAACCAGTTCCTGGTACGATGCGAAAGCATAGTAAGTTGCCAGACCACCAGTTGCACCTGCTCTCAACAAGTAGGTATTTGTGTATGCCAAATTGAATGGTTCAAACAATGTTCCACCTTCTCCACCTTCGGTCCTTGATCCCACAGTCCTCCTGTTAAGATTCCTCACATTGATGATCTCATCTGGCAGTATGTAGGTGTTCTGATTCTTCTTCAATTCAAGGAAAGCATATGATTCTTCAACAGCATTCGAAGATCTCTGTCTGAATTTGTTCACAGCCCTTTCCAGTGCCGTTTGGTAGTGTTTTGGGTCTAATTCCACGTCAATCATCCCGTCACCGAGATTGTTCTTGACGTAATCGAAAATTTCCTGTTGTCCTGTTTGTAGTTCTGACATACTCATATTTATAGTCATTGCCTGTGCAATAAATATGTATGATATGCCAAGATTATCCATTTTTAAGCCTGAAAAGGGCAACGACTACAAGTTCTTCGATCGCAACATCAAGGAGATGTTCACTGTGGGTGGCACAGACTTACACCTACACAAATATCTAGGACCCTACGATCAGGGAGACACAAACAAGGACGGACCTGCGAGTCCCAGCCAACCCAGGGTGACAGGAAGTGACCTAAACGAGACCACAATACAAGATTTGCTATTCCTAGAGAACAGAGACAGGAAATATTCTAGTGATGTGTACACAGTCAGAGGAATATACAATGTGCAAGATGCAGATTTCAACCTATCGCAGTTTGGTATGTTCTTACAGAACGACACACTATTCCTTACAGTGCATTTGAACGATATCGTGGAAAGGATTGGCAGGAAACCAATGAGTGGTGATGTGATAGAGTTTCCTCACATGAAGGAAGATTATTCTCTGGACGAAAGCGTGCCAATCGCACTGAAGAGATACTACGTGGTAGAAGATGTGAACAGGGCCGCGGAAGGATTCAGTCAAACATGGTGGCCACATCTGTTGAGATTGAAGATGAAAACTCTAGTAGATTCACAAGAATTCAAAGATATCATAGGCGATGCAACCACAACAGGATCGGTCGCCAGTTACATGAGCACATACAACAGAGAGAAAACCATCAACGATCAGATCGTTGCACAGGCAGAGCAGGATGCACCAAAGGCGGGATTCAACTACAAGCAATACTATGTTGCACCAATCGATGAAAGAGGTAATATTAGGACAGAAAATGTTAACACTGAGGCACAGAGAGCCAGCAGTGATAACACAGTGAATGCCACAATAGACACACCAGCAAGTTCACACTACGGATTCTACCTAGATGGAGATGGTGTGGCACCCAACGGAAATCCAGCAGGATTTGGTATCACATTCCCAACGTCTGGTGTTGACCAAGGCGATTATTTCTTGAGAACAGATTTCTTGCCCAACAGATTGTTCAGGTATGACGGAGTCAGATGGGTCAAAATTGAAGACAGTGTGAGAATAACTACAACGAACAATGATTCTAGATCAAACTACAAAACAAGTTTCGTCAACAACACAACGGAATCAACAATAAACGGATTAACGGTCAAACAGAGACAGTCATTGACAGATGCACTGAAACCAAAGGCTGACAATTAAACATGTTGCATTTTTACGAAGGACAGGTCAGGAAATTTCTCACTCAATTCATTAGGATCTTGAGTAACTTCTCTGTGGAGACAGGCAAAGGCAGTGACGGTTCTGTACAATTAAGGGCAGTGCCGGTGGTGTACGGTGATCCAACGAGGCAGGTCGCGAACATAATCAGGAACAACTCAGAGAATGCCCTACAGTACGCACCGAGGATTGCGGCGTATGTCAGGGAATTAAATTATGACAGGGACAGGATGCAGAATCCTTATCACATAGAGAAACAGCATTTACGAGAAAGAGGCATAGACTCAGACGGCAACTACACCAATGAGATGGGTGCAGGTTACACAGTTGAGAAAGTGATGCCATCTCCGTTCAGGCTGGAAGTGTCGGCAGACATCTGGACAACGAACACGGATCAGAAACTACAGATCATGGAACAGATATTGTATTTGTTCAATCCAGACTTCGAGATACAGAAAACGGACAACTACATTGATTGGACCAGTTTGAGTTACGTTGAATTGACAGGAACAACATTCAGTTCGAGGACGATACCCGTGGGTGCAGATTCCGAGATAGATGTTGCAACACTGACGTTCTCGATGCCCATATGGCTATCACCACCGGTGAAAGTCAAGAAACTGGGTGTCGTACAAAAGATCATCATGAGCATATATGACGATGACGGCGGCATAGCCAAAGGATTGATAGACGGAGAACTGACATCTAGGAGTTACATCACACCAAACAACTTTGGATTGTTAGTGACAGGTAATCAACTAAGATTATTAGGTTCAACGGGCACAAATGTTAAATCAGGAGGAGATGGATTCCACACAGGAGCGAATGAGCCAAGCAACTACGATCCTTTCGAAACATTCGGTCCAGCGGTCAATTGGAAAGTTCTACTGGATCAGTATGGCAAGGTCACGAACGGCACATCACAGATAAGATTGACACAGCCAAACGGAAATGAGATTGTTGGTACCATAGCAACATCAACACTGGATGACACTATTTTATTGTACACAATAGACGGAGACACGATACCAAGTAACTCACTGACAGCGGTCAAGAAGATAATAAATCCAGCAACATTTGATCCCGGCACACCCGTGAATGGTGATAGGTATCTGGTCATAAATGATGTTGGAGACTCGACAGCCAGTTTCCAGAGTCAAACATGGGGCACTCTAGTTGCCAGCGTTGGTGACATCATAGAATACAACAGTTCAACATCAAAGTGGAACGTGGCTTTTGACGCATCGAATCCTGATAGCACACAACACTACGTTACCAACCTAAATACGGGCATACAGTACAGGTTCAATGGCACGGAATGGGTCAAATCATACGAGGGTGTGTACACACAAGGTAATTGGAGCATAGTGCTTGACGGTGGTGCAGATCCAGGATACAACTCAAGCCTTGACGCCACAACCCCATAGTTGTTATAATAAATCATGAAAGAAAACATAGTCTGTTCAGGTGCCCTGTTCTACGCAACCAGCACCAAACGTTTCCTGTTCCTACAGAGGACTGATCGGAAAACACAAGGCATGTGGGGATTGGTTGGCGGTAAGAGTAAATTCACGGAGAGTGCTTTCGAAGGACTGAAACGTGAGATCGAGGAAGAGACGGGCGGTTTACCCAAGTTCAAGAAAGTCATACCACTGGAGATGTTCACAAGCAATGATCAGAAGTTCTTCTTCCACACATATCTCATAGCCATTGACGCAGAATTCATACCCAAATTGAACGCGGAACATTCAGGTTACTGTTGGTGTGCGTTTGAATGTTGGCCCAAGAATCTGCACATGGGCCTCAAAAATACACTCAACAACAAAAGTATAAAAGGTAAGTTGCAGACTATACTAGATTTAATAGTATAAGGATTGCGATCACACCATACAGCAAGTATATCCTGTACAGCATACAGATTTTACATTCAAAACCCGTCAGCCAGAATCTCAGTTTTTTCTTCCAGAATCTCTCAAACTCCATAACGATGCCTGTATACTCCAAATGCCTCTAGGCATTCATGATCTGTTAGGTTAGTGTCCCACAGTGCTATCACGCCGTAGTCGCCATCCCAGTGACTGTCGTATGTGGTGTTCTCGCCAAAGTGCCTGAAGTTGAAATCGTTCTCCATCTGGCTCGCGGCGCCGCTCACACAATCAATGCTACCATAACTGCCCCCATCTTGATTGATTCCTCTTTCGAACCATGTCACGAGGTTGCTGGCGGTCCTGCCTATAACACAGGTCCACACATTGGTGTATGACCCAAAGGTGTTGGCGCCGTTCACAGCGAACCAGTTGTTGCAGTTGGTTATTGTCTCTGCCCTGTCCACTCCGTCCGTGCCGCCGAAGTTCACGAAACCCTGGAACGCTCCAGCGGTAAAACTTGTGAATGGTCTGCTCTCGTCTACGTGTGTTCTCAACCATATCATGCAGGTGCCTCCTGCCCTAGGTTGTGTAAAATTGTTGTCTATTGATATCATGTCATCTGTGCCATCACAGGTTATGATGCCACCAAATGAACTACTGTATGTGGCACCGTTGACTAGATCGCCATCGTATGTGCTTCCGCCTGATCCTTGGTTTGTAAATGTTGTTCCAGATCCTGGATAGCAGTTGGTGTCACCCCAGTCCAGTAATACCTCAGGGTTACTGAGATCGCTGATCCTCTCCTGGTATCCACCTGCTGTGGCCGCCGCTAGTCCGCCGGGCATTACGACATCGCTCCCACGTATGCACCGTATAAGTTGGATCCCACGTACCACAATTCTATGGTGTTGAAGCCTGTCGTCGCCAATGTTGGCTCTACGCCACCCGCCCACAGCATGGTTGGCCATGTGACTGATCTGTTCGCACCGTCGTCTATCATGAGTGTCATCCTATGGCCCGATGCCCAGTTGCTCAGTGTGAATGTTGTATCTTGACCCAGTGTTATTGTCTGTATGCCACCCGCCGTTGGATCAAGTGCCACACTGGCCGCGGGTGTAAGTGCGTTTACGATCTCTTTATTTGGTTCACCAAATGCCACAGTGCCAGAACCGTCTGTTCTTAATATTTGATTGGCACTTCCGTCCGCTGTTGGCAAAGTATACGCACCGTTGATCTGAACTGCACCTGTGCCCTGTGGGTCTAAATTGATGTTGGCATTAGATCCTGGTGATTGTATTGTATCAACAAGAATGTTTCCTGTGAAAGTCTTCTGTCCCGTGATGGTCTGTTCTGTTGACACCAACACAGTGTCCGCCGTTGATGCACCCGCTGATCCCCTCAGCATGTGTACCCTGTAACCGTTCACTGTGGTGCTTGATCCAGACGTGGATGCCGCTTTTACTGTGACAGATGTTCCTGATAGGCTGGCTGTGAAATCCAATTGATCAGTGCCTTTCGTTGACACTATTGGTCCAGTACCGATGTAGGCTTCGTCGTTGGCCACAACCATGACCTCAGATATGCTGGCCGCACCCTCCGTGGCGTTGTAACCAGTGAACACATAGAAAGCACCTGTGTATTCCGACGTGTTGAACGAGTCAACTGTCGTGGCAGTTGAACTGACTGTTGTGGCTTCTACAACATTGACGTTTGTACCCGTTGACGCCGACTCATCATCGGCCAATAGAATCCTGTATACAGTCACACGGCAGTTGGGTGCCTGGGCTGATGCTTTCAATACAACTTCTGTGCTGTCCACTTCTGCGGTCAGTGTGATTAGGTCATTGTTGCCGGTGTTGACTGTTCCGTATTGAGTGATGTAAGCAGTGGAACCATCATGCACTACCAGTGCTTCTGTGTTTGATAACTCGCCTGTCGTGGCGTTGTTTACCGAAATGTAATACTTGGCTCCTCTAGCGGACGCCAATGCGAATCCGTCTATCTTTTCAGCCGCACTGTCCACGTCCGAGTTGACACCTATGGTTACGTTACCTGTCGTTCCTGCTGTGGAGTTGTCACCCAAACCTATCCTGTATATGGAAACGGAGTTGACCACACTTCCACCTGTTCCCAACAGTCTTGCATTACCACCTGCCACATCCGCTTGTACGGTCAGGTAAGAATTGGAACTGTTAGATTCAACTATATGGGAATGGGCCACGAATGCGTCCGTGTCATTGTGCACCAAACTGTACTTGGCAGTGGCCACTTCATCGTTTATTTCGTCTCTGGTTATTGCCAGATACCAAGCACTGTCGAGTGTGCTGGTAGCGAATTGGTTGATAACACCTTGTGTGGTACTTAATGCGGAGGCATCGTCGGTACTGGTGTCGTCAGTACTTTCTGCGGTTGCGGTGGCGGATCCCAACTGAGCCCATCCGCCCGCCGATGTGTAACCCTCTATGGTGTCAGTGCTACTGTTGTATCTTATCTCACCAACTGCACCGCTTGGTCTCTGTGCGGTTGTACCGTTGGGTAATCTTATTGCG